GGCCGCACCGCCAGCGCCCAGCGAATAACGATCCACGCCAGACCGCGAATTTCTTTCTCCACCGGCTTTGAGCCTTTCGCCTTCGAGAAATGACGGCAATCAGGGCTAAACCAGGCCAGCCCCACAGGGCGACCTGCCGTCGCCGCCAGCGGGTTTACATCAAATACCGACTCGCAATAGTGCAACGTATCCGGGTGGTTCGTGGTGTGCATCGCGACGGCGTTCTCGTCGTGGTTGATGGCAATATCCACACTGCGGCCAGTCGCCAGCTCAATACCGGTAGACGCCCCGCCGCCTCCGGCAAAATTATCAACGATGATTTCTCTCACGCATATTTCTCCATGGCAGCAGCCAGCGAACGGGCAGCAGTGACGATCGCCGGTACCGGCATTTTTTCCAGCCACATGCGGTTGATGTGATGTTTCAGGCGACGCTGGTGGTGCGCCGGGAGATCCGCGGCGCTTTCTACCTGCGAATAAACCATGCCGACTTCAGCGGGCCAGACGGTTTCAGGCACATCCACCAGCAGCTGGCTTTCCAGCTCTACGATGCGTTTTGTGGCGTACTGCATTAAGTAATCAGGCTCGTCGCTTATGGCACCAGCACCGCTATTGACGAAAATTATCCAGTGCGTTTTGTCGTTTTTCCCGGTCTTCTGCCAGACAGCGGGTTTCTCGTCAGTGAGTGCCACGACCTGGCTCAATGGAATTTGCGTCTCGTTCCATTTGAAAATCAGCACACCGTTGGGTTTCAGAACGCGGAAAGCTTCCCTGAATCCGGCACGCAAATCCTCGCGCCAGGTATCACGGTTAAGCTTCCCGTACTTTTTGCCCTGCCAGCCGTTCGGGCCAGCACGTTCAAGATGCGGCGGATCGAATACCACAACCGGAAACGTAGCGTCGGCGAACGGCAGCGCGCGGAAATCAGCAATAACATCCGGGCTAATCACCAGGCGACGCTCATCGCACAGCACGTGCTCTTCGGCGCGAATATCGCAGAAGACGGCACGCGGGTCGGCTTTGTCGAGCCAGAACATGCGTGACCCGCAACACATGTCGAGGATGACATGCTCAGTCATTCCAGGCCTCCAGCTCGTTCTGGATTTCTTCGTCGATTTCATCCGTCGTGGCTTCTTCGTTAAGGTAATCGCGAGCCTCTTTCAGGTACTGGTCGCGGCGTTCGTCATACCAGGCTGAAAACTCCGGCGACCATCCGAATGTGTCGCCCTGATAGTCAACTTTGGCGTTGTCTTCTGCCATTCGTTCAACCATGCAGTACGCGGTGATTAATCCGCATTCCCGGATATAGCCGCGCAGATCACGTTTGCGCCACCACGGATTTACTTTCGAATCGCATACATCGCGCATCTGCAATTCCCAGCGACGGATGCAACGGGCGTTCAGTGATTTGCTCATGCTTCGCTCCCTTCAACACGTTTAAACTCAATCACCCAAACCCACGGGTTGTGACTGAATGACTGCTCTGGGTAGATGGAATCCCACAATTGGCGGAACCACAGCCATTTATCCATGCTGCCACCGTACGGCTCAGGGTTGGCTGGATATCCCTCTTTCGCTGCGTCTTCCTGGCTAATACTGGCGAGGCGCTCCACTCGCACGTCGGTAATCTCCAGCGTGATACGGCTGGCCCAGCGCGGCATGTGGATAGATGGCGTCCACTTGATGGTGTCGTAAAAACCATCCTCCAAATCTTCACGCTTGTGAGTTGCACGATAGGCCAGCGTAGATTTTGTGGATAAACCAGTAGCAAACGTTTCGCGCACCCAAATGCGATCGCCAACATCGCCAAAGGGGCAAGCATCACCAACTAATCCTCCCCAGCCGCCTTTTCCGTTCTGCATCTCTTCTTCGATATGAAGCATTGTTTTAAATACGTTACTAGGCCACCAATGCCCGCCCTTCTGAAGAGTGCAAGGAGTTGGCTGCGGTTTCATAATCCGTCGCGTCTGCGTCTTACGTCCGTCGAGAATGGCGCGCACCATTTCCCCGTTAAAAATCATGCCGCGCTCTTTCATACCCGGCTCCCGCGAAGCTGTGCTGCGAATACGCGCGCATCCCGCCCGGCCTTCAGCTTTTCGATTGCCAGAACCACGTCATCTACGCCGTCTTCGCCAACTGCCTGGCGCATGGCCGTCTCCCACTCGATTTCGGCTCTGACAGCGGCGTCACGTTCCAGGCAAGCCGTACGCGCCGCTACCAGCGCACAATCCAGACGCCCCGCCAGTTCGGTCAGCAGTTGCGCCGTCTTCGGATTTTCGTACTTAGCGGCCACATAGGTGGCGCGAATTAACTGCTCATGGGTCATGTCTTTCATGCGCGGGCACTCCCGAAGATTTTATGGATGTGATAGCCCTGCCAGTTCTGGCGGCAATCATCAGTGATTACGTTTACTGGCTCAGATGGTTTTTCCGGCTCAGCTGGCTTGATTAGAGATTTCCGCGCAGCGCGGCGTGCGGCACAGTCAGCTTTACGTTTTGCCTTACGGCGCTCAGCCAGTGCTTCCACGTACGCCTCGTAATCCTGAAACGTCAGGAAATAACCCTGTTTACCCTGTTTGATGATGTTGCCCTTCCTGCAAATCTGAGTAAGAAAGTCGCGCGTGATGCCGTCGCTGGTACCAAGTAGCGTTTTTATTTCCGCATAGGTCAGTCTGCGTCGTTCTTTCAGCTCAGCGACCACGGCATCCACACGACTCAGAAAGGTTTCTTCCGGCGTTTTATAGTCAGGTGCAAGCGCGTAAACATACTCGCGCCGCCGTCCTGAACGTACCACCTTCCCGCTACGCAGCAGTCCACCGAGCAGCGTTGAGGTCCGGTTTGGGTCCATGCCGATAGACGCGGCGATTTCGCGCAGGTTTCCTTCCCGGTTAGTCAGGAAGCTGATCACGTCGTTAACTAAATTCGTTGTCATGATTTCCTCACTTCACCACACGCAGGTGGCTGACGTTTTTACGGTAACTGGCCCAGTTGAAGT